AAGCAGGACACGGAAGAGTACCGCGAGATGGCGGAGAAGGCAGCCCTGCTGTCCGATACCATCGCCGACCTCCATACCCAGACCAAGATACTCTCCAACGATGATGCCAACCTGCAGGGCTTCATGTCCGGCATCAGCGGTCTGTCCGGCATGTTCACCGCCGCCACCGGTGCCGTGTCCCTGTTCGCCTCCGAAAACGAGAACCTTGCCAAGATACAGGCGAGGGTGCAGTCCGTCATGGCCGTCACGATGGGTCTGCAGCAGGTGTTCAACACCCTGAACAAAGACTCCGCATTCCGACTGGTGACGGTGGTGAAGATGAAGAACCTGCTGACGGCGGCCAACACAAGGCTGGCGGCAGCCCTCGGCATCTCCACCGCAGCGGCGTCTGCGCTCATGGCGACCCTCACGTTGGGTCTGTCCGCCGTCATCACCGGCCTGATAGTCCTGTTCAACAAATACAGCGATGCGCAGGAGGAGGCACGGCAGAAGGCGCAGGAGCTCATCGAGGTGGAGAGCGAGGGCAGGGCGCAGATGATAAAGACCCGTTTCGAGATAGACAACACCATTCGCGAGCTGAAGGAGTTCACCGGCAGCAAGGAGGAGGAAAAGAAGAAGACCGAGGAACTGAACCGCAAGTACGGCGAGGCTTTCGGCTACTATGACACCGTTGCCGAGTGGTACGATGTCCTCACGCAGAAAGCGGCCGACTATATCCAGATGCTCTTCCTGCAGGCCAAGGCACAGGCACTGGTCAACAAGGCCGTGGAAGCCGACGACAAGGTGAACAAGCTGAAGGCGACCGATGCAGATGATGTCGATGGCTCCATGGGGTGGTTCAAGAAGTCTCTCCTCTATTTTGCGCAAGGAGAGTCCAACGGCCAGATAGACGCGTCGGCCATCATCAAGGAAGAGAATGAGAAGAACAAGGAGCAGGCCATCGCCGATGCCGAGAAACTCCGTGACGACCTGCTCAAACAGGCGGAGGACCTGACAAAGGAAATGGGCGAGATAGGCAAGAACAGCAATATAGGCGGCCATTCCAGACCCGAACACAAGCCGATTGGTGGCAACGGAGACAAGGACCGGCAGAAAGAACTGGAGCGCGAGAAGGCGGCCGAGCAAAAGCGGGCCGAGGAACTTGCGCGGCTCCGTCAGGAGAACGAGCAGGAAAGCATCGACCAGATGGCTGAGGGCAGTGCCAAGCGAATCCGGCAGATAAAGTTCAACTACCAGAAAGAGGAATCCGAGATAAAGGCGCAGGAGGCCAAGTGGCGCGATGCGCAGGGTGGAAATCTCACGGAGGAGCAGGGTGAAGCCCTTGCGGAACGGCTTCGTCTGGCACAGGAGGAACAGCGCAAGGGTCTGGAGGAAATCGACAAGGAATCCCTGAAGAACGAGCTCCAGGCCATGGTGGACTACCTGCGCGAGTATGGTACGCTCCAGGAGCAGAAATACGCCATCGCCAAGGAATACGCCGAGAAGATACGCGAGGTGAACGAGGGCGACGGCACGGCGGAGGAAAAGCGGTGGCAAGTCCGCAAGCTCGAAAAGGAGCGTGATGCTGCCGTCAGTCAGACCAATGCCCAGAACCTAGCCTTGAACATAGACTGGAGCACCACTTTCGAGGGTGTCGGCAACGTGCTCAAAGACGTTGCGAAAGAGACACTCGCCAAGATAGAGGAGTACATGCAGACCTCCGAGTTCAAGAAACTCTCGGCGGAAAACAAGAAGGTATATACCGACCTGCAGGCGAAACTGAAGGACGAGACCGGTGGCAACAGCACCAGCGCCTTCAACTTCAAGATATGGGACACGATTGCCAAGAACGTGAAAGCCTATCAGGACAGCGTGCGCACGCTCCGCGAGAAAACCGACGCCCACACGCAGGCCGTGACCGATTTGGAACAGGCGCAGCAAGACCTTGCCGATGCCACCGACGATGCCTCAAAGGAAATCGCACAGAAAGCGGTGGACATAGCGCAGGGCAAGGTCGATGCGACGGCAGCATCACAGAACGAGGCGCAGGAGGCCAGCGACAAGGCACGGAAAACCCTCACCGACAACACCAACGCGGCGGCGCAGGGCATCAAGAACTTCACCAGCTACCTGAACGAGATGTCGGACGGCTCACTGTACGGCTTTGCCAACGGCATCACCAAACTTATCACCTCGCTTTCCAAAGGCTCTGACGGCATCGGCAAGTCGTTGGGCGAGCTGGGCGGAAAGGTGGGCGGCATCGTCGGTGCCATACTCCAAATACTCGACGCGTTGGGCGATGACCCGAAAGGCTTTATCAACGACCTGCTTGACAAGGTGGCCGACACGATAAACAAGGTGGTGGAGGAACTTCCCGAAATCATCATCGATGTCATCAAGGACGTGGGCAACATCGTGCAGGGGCTGCTCAGCGGCATTGCCGGGTGGTTCGGCATAGACGACCTCTTCGGTCTGAACGGCAACGAGAAAGAGGTGAAGAAGACCATAGAGAATCTGACCGAGCGCACGGAACTCCTGCAGAACGCCATCGAGGACCTGACCGATGTGATGGAGAAAAGCTACGGTCAGAAAGTCACCGATGCCTACGAGCAGGCCAAGCGCAACCAGGAGGAGACCAACGCCAACTACCTGGGCATCGCGCAGGCACAGGCAGGCTACTGGAAGCACCATCACAGCTGGAACTACTACTGGAACGGCTTTTCAGATGATCAGACGGCATGGATAAGGCAGAACGTGAAGGAGAACTTCGACGGCAGCATCTGGAGCCTTACACCGGAGGAGATGAAGAAACTCCTCTCCAATGTGGATATAGCCGAGTATATCAAGAACACCGGCAAGGGCGGTTATGGAAATGATGTGCTGGACAAGCTGCAGGACTACGCGGACCAGGCAGGAAAGATAGAGGAACTGACCGACAGCTGGCGCGAGACCATCACCCAGATAAGTTTCGACAGCATGAAGGACAGCTTCATCTCCAACCTGATGGACATGAAGAAAACCTCCAAGGACTTTGCCGAGGACTTCGCCACGGACATGCAGAAAGCCCTGCTGAGCTATTCCATGGAAGACCTCATCAACGGTGAGCTGAAGCAGTTGTACGATGACTGGGCACAGCTTATCTCCGACAAGAACGGCGAGCTGACGGAAAAGGACATCGAGGACTTCAACCGCCGCTATGACGAGATAGTGGCGGAAGGGCTGAAACGCAGGGACGAGTGGGCGAAGGTCACCGGCTACGAGGACACGGGCGGTACCAGCCAGAGCGCGAAGTCCGGAGGCTTTACCGCCATGACGCAGGACCAGGGCACGAAACTGGAGGGCATGTTCACCAGCGGACTGCAGCACTGGTCAAGCATGGACGAGCGTCTGGAGACCGTGGCCGACCGCATGAACCTTGCCGAGAGCCACCTTGCCCGGATTGCCGAGAACACCGGCACGAGCGCGGGGCATCTTGGCGAGATAAAGGAGGACATCAGAAAAATAGTAAGGGACGGACTAAAAGTAAAATGACATGAACAAGATACTTGGAGGGCTGGTGCTGGTGAACGGCACCGACATCTGGAAAGAATACGGCGTGTTCCTCGTCGAGGACAAACGTGGCGGCATGGATAACCTCACCGCCATACTCACACCGAGCAAGACGAAGAAGGACACCGCCGTGAACATACGCGAGGAGCAGGGCGAGAAATACTCCGCCACGCTTACACCGAGAAACGAGCCGAGGGACATCACGCTCAACTTCGCCCTGTATGACAAGACACAGGCGGGTTGGCTGCGGAAATACTTCTCGTTCATCAATTTCCTGAAACAGGGCAAGGGCGGCTGGCTGGACATCGTATTCACGCAGCTTGACCTTACCCTGCATGTGAAATACAGCGAGAGCCCCAAGTTCACACCGCTCACCTACTTGTGGAAGGAGGGTGTGAACGCCGGCAAGTTCAAGGTGAAGTTCCGCGAGCCTGTCCCCATCATCTAATGACATTCAAACAGCATTCCTATATGGTTCTGACGATATACGACAAATACGGCACCGCCCGGACGGACATCTCGCCCGGTGACGGCAGCACCCAGCAGAAGGAGGTTCAGGGCGACAACGTGCTGACGCTCTCCTTCACCCATTACGAGCACATACCCCTCGATGTGAACGACTATGTGGACTTTGAGGGCGAGCGCTACTGGCTCACCGAGAAATACGCCCCTGCCCAGAAGAGCGATGGCGAGTGGTCGTATGACGTGAAATTTTACGGCATCGAGAGCCTGATAAAGCGTTTCCTCGTGCTGGAGACCACAGACAACAATGCCGAGCCCGTGTTCACCCTCACCGCCACTCCGAGAGAGCATGTGGCGATGGTGGTGAAGTGCATCAACAACGGCATGGGGCACACCACCGACTGGAAGGTGGGGCAGGTGGACGGCACCGACCTCATTGTCATCGACTACGAGGGCAAGTACTGCGACGAGGCGCTGAAGGAGATAGCCGAGAAAGTGGGCGGCAGTGCCGAGTGGTGGGTGGAAGGGCAGACCGTGAACATCTGCAGATGCGAGCACGGCGAGGAAATAATATTGGGGTACGGCAACGGACTGACGAGCCTGGAGCGTGACACTGACAACACCAACAAGTTCTACACGCGCCTGTTCCCGATAGGCAGCACCCGCAACATCGATGCGGAGAAATACGGCCACAGCCGTCTGATGCTGCCCGGCGGCCGCCAGTATGTGGAACTGCACACCGACGAGTACGGCATCTATGACCACTACGAGAAAGACGCGTTCAGCGGCATCTATCCAAGACGCACCGGTGAGGTGAGCAGTGTGCGCAGCGAGAATGTCAAGGACGATGACGGCAACGCGTTCACTATCTACTACTTCAGGGACGACACGCTGAACTTCGATCCCAACGACTATGAACTGGCAGGCGAGACCAAGCGCGTCTCGTTCCAGGACGGTGAGCTTGCCGGGCTCGGTACCGATGACGACCACTATTTCGAGGTGAACTTCGACAGCAAGACACGCGAGTTCGAGATAATCACCATCTGGCCGTATGACGACGACACCCAGCTGCCCGGAGGAAAGCTCGTGCCCAAAGTGGGCGACCACTATATCCTGTGGAACGTGCGCATGCCCGACGAGTACTACCCGATAGCGGAGGAGGAGTTCCTGAATGCGGTGGAGAAGTACAATGCCGAGCACTGGAAGGACATCAGCGTCTATAAGGCTCCGACCGACCATGTGTGGGTGGAGGAGAACAATGCCGTGCTCCATGTCGGCAGGCGTGTCCGGCTTGTGAGCGATAAGTATTTCCCGGAGAACGGCTACCGGCAGAGCCGTATCACCAAGATAACGCGCAAGGCGAACCTGCCAAGCCAGATGGACCTTGAAATCAGCGACGCCCTGCAGACAGGCGCGCTTGACAAGGTGAACGACAGCATCGGAGAGCTGAAGAACTATACTAAGTCCAGGACAGAGGGCGTGGCCCTGCCCGACATCATACGCTCGTGGGACGACACGCAGCCGACCGACAACAACATTTTCTCCGCAAGACGGAGCCAGCAGGAGTTCATCAGCAAGAAACGCAACGACCGTGCGAAGAAGAAAATCACTTTCGAGGAAGGCATCGGTATCGGACTGGAAGAGAATGGGCGCATCGATGGCAAGGGCAATGCCGAATTGCTCACCCTTGTGGTGCGCGAGCTGTTGCGCAGTGCAAACTTTGACGGTGGTGGCATGACAGACAACGGCTGGCAACTCGGACTTGACGAGGATTTGCTGTCGCATCTGACCATTGACAAGATAACCGTGAGGCGCGTGATGAATGTCTTTGAACTGCTGATAAACAAGGTGCGCAGCGTGGGCGGACAGATTTGCGTGAGCGCGGCCAACGGCAAGATAAAGACGGTGCAGGAGCAGGGAGACTACTGGCACATCACATTCGAGCAGGATAACACCTTCGTGGCGCACGACCTGATGCGCTGCCAGGTGTTCACTGGCACGTCACAGAAAGCCTACTGGGTGGAAGTGGCCGGCACAGCGAATGGTGGCATACTTGTGGAGAAATCCGAGTTTGAGACCTCACAGCCCGAAGAGGGCGACGAGTGCGTGCTGATGGGCAACACCGAGACTGCGAACCGCC